AGTAGGCCTCGATGATCTTCCCGCGAGCTATACCATCGCGTGCCTCTAAGATTTGTCCCCTCGGGAACGCCTTCATTCGCTCCTGGAACTCGAGTTCGATCTCCCGACGCCGGAGCTTGAACTCATCCAGGGTCAGCTTCGCGATGTCCTCGTTTGCCGCTGCCCGGATCGCGGCCATCCGCTCGGCGGACTCTTTCGCCCGGGCCTCCAGGAAGCGGAACATGTCCGCCTGGACGTCCCGGAGGAGCTGCGTCTTCCGGCGCGCGTCCTCGGCGTCCTCCGCGCGGATCGCTTTGATCCTCTCGATCGTCCGCTGGAAGCCGGCCAGGATCTCGGCGAAGGACGCCCCGCGGTCGATCAGCTCCCGCTGGACGAACCGCCGGGAGTCCTCGACCTCCTCCACCCGGGCGCGGAAGCGCTCCTGCCGGGCGCGCTGCTCCTGCTGGGCGATCATAATATCCAGCCGGAGCCGCTCCTCGGCGTTCTTCGCGTAGAGCGCGCGGATGCGCTGGAGGTCCGTGATCTGCTCCTCCGCGCCCCGGCCTGTCCGGAGGTTGACGAGCTCGTGGGTCTGCAGGGCGCGCTGGAGCGCCTCGTTCACCTGCGAGGCGGACTTCGCCGCCGCTTTGAGCTGACGGTCCCACTCCGCGAAGAGGTCGGGCGTCATCTCGACGAACGGCATCGTCGTCAGCGGCTTGTTGACCTGCTCCATCAGGTCCCGCTGGCCACCCGCGACCATCTGCCTGAGCGTCCGCCTCACGCGATCCGTATTCGTCTCCGCCTCGCGGAGCATCCGGAGTAGGTCGAGGAACCCCAGGCCGATGGCGCGCCGCCAGAGCGGGATCTCCTCCCGCCAGCGCCGGAAGGCGTCGATGTTCCGGTCGACCCCCTCGGCGGTCTCCGTCAGGCTGCGGGCGTTCTGGGTCAGGACTGGCAGGAGTTCGTCGCCGATCTTCTGCTTCAGCTCCGCGACGGCGTTCCGGTACTCGTCGACAGCCCCGGCCGCCGTGGCCATGTGCGCCTGCGAGCTCCCCGCGAACCGCCGCTCGATCTCCTCGAGGATCTCCAGGTCGGTCGCGTTGTCCCGGAGCCGGAGGCCAAGCGACCTGAGCCTGACGGTCCCGAACTCCGACGCGCGGGCGATCAGCAGGACGGCCGTCTGGAGGTCCATGCCCGTGCCGCGGGCGAGGTCGGCGGCGGCCGAGACGATCCGGAGGGACCTGGTGAGATTCTGGGTGGCCGCGAGCGCCTGGTTCAGCCCGACGGTCAGCTCGGTCCGGGAGAAGCCGCTCAGGCGGGCGAGGTCGGCGGTGTACTGCTGGACCTGGCCGCGGGCCTCCTCCCACCGGACGCCGGCGTTCTCCGTCGTCCTGGCGAGGATGGCCGTCGCCCGCTCGGCCTCGATCGCGGCGGCCGCGGCGTCCTTGAAGAAGTTGACGACGGACCGGACGCCGAAGTAGGCAATCCCGAGGCGGCTCGCGAGCCCAATCAGGTTGCCGATCGAGGCGCCGGTCTGGTCGACCTGGACGCGGGTGCGGGCGAACTCCTGGGCGAAGCGCTGCTCGACGCGGGCGCGCTCCATCTCCCGACGGAGGCGCTCGACGGAGCGGGACGCCTCCTCGATCGCCGCCCGGAACGGCTTGACGTCGAGCCGCATCTCGCCGACGATCGCGCCGGCCTGGAACGCCATCTAGTGCAGCCCCCTCACCCTACGCAGCATCGCCCAGTTGGCCTCGTAGTGCGCCTCCTGCGCCTCGGGGGGAAGGAGGGATGCGCGCAGCCGGCGGACGACGGCGGCGCGGGCGTTCGGCTCCAGCCACGGGAAGCTCGAGGCCTCCAGCGCGGCGAGCTGCTGGCGCGCGTCCTCGTGGAGGGCGGCGTCCAGCAGCACGGAGAACTGCGGGACCGTCAGCTCGAGGACGTCCCCGAGCCGGAAGCCAGGGTACGCGCGAAGGAATCGGCCAACCGCCCAAGCCCAGTCGAAACGAACATCTCGACCCGGTCCATCCCCGGGATGTCCCGGAGCTCCTCTGGGGCCTGGGCCTGGAAAAAAACGGCCATGACGATCTTCGTGGTGACGTTCTTCTCCAGCGTCGTCGCCCGCTTCAGGTCCGCGCGCGTCAGCCCCTGGTCGTGGAAGGCGAGGTAGAGGAACTCGTCGTCCCCGGTCCCGCGCTCCTTCTTCTTCCCGTCCTGCTCCGCCTCCGCCGCGGCGGCAAGCTCCAGGGCCTGCGCGACCTTCATCGCCGTGACCACGTAGGCCTTCTCCGCGATCACGACCTCGAGGACCGGCTTGCTCAGGAGCGCCTTCGCGTCGTACCGGCGCAGGCCGTCGTTGTCCGCCATCCCCTCGCCCCCTTACGGCGTGGCCGATTCGTCCCCGAACATCCAGACCGTGTCGTTCGCGTCGGGCAGGAACATGAACGTCGCGTTAATCCCTCGCTGGTCCCCGACGTTGTAGGCCTGCGAGAGGTTCGTGACGAGCGCGACCCGGTTGGCGATGATCCAGTCGTTCGGGCTCGTCGAGATGACGGCGGGCGCGCCGAGCGACGGGCTCTTGATCTTCTTGAGCACGAGCCGCTGGGCCGGGTAGCCGGTCTTCGAGGGCGCAAGGTCCGCGCCGACGTTGACCTTCATCTCCAGGAGTCGCTTCGTCCCGTCCGTGTGCAGGACGGCGCCGGGGATCACCTTCGCGAGCTTCTCGTAGGTGATGTCGGCGAGGATGCACTCGAAGCGCGAGTTGCGGCCGACTTGGATCAGCCCCTGCGGCGTGTTCCCGGTCTCGTCCTCGTGGAGCGGGATCGTCTCGACCTCGTCGGTCAGGGTCCCGCCGCCGACCGTCGGGCCGATGTTCACCTCGGCGCCGAGCTGGCCGAAGAAGACGGCGACGGGCCCGAGTTCCAGGTTGGAGAAACTGCTCAGACTCATGGGGGGTGCCCCTCCTTATCGTGCGACTGAGGCCCTCCGGCCGTCGATCGGCTCGGCCCTCCGGCCGCACAGCGAGCACCCCTCCAGGTGCGCGTCGAGCTGAACCTGCGTCATCAGGTGGTCGAGCTCGAGGGGGACGTACCACCCCCCGATCCCGGCCTCCGCCGCGGAGCGGGCGAAGCCCACGTCCTCCCCGCGGCCGTCGTCTAGGTATTCCACGCGGGCGAGTGCTTCCCTTCGGTAGAGGCAGGCGGCGCCGACCATCTCCGCCGGCCCCCCCTTCTCGAAGTCGAGCGGCCGCCGCTCGTAGTGGCCCGGGAAGGCGTCGCGGTGGAACATCATGTTAAAGGCCGCGCGCCGCCCCCGGGAGTTGTCGACGATCGCCGCGACCCACGGCCGCCCCGTCTCCAGTAGGCACGTCAGGAGCTCCGGGACTACGACGACGTCCGTGTCGACCGAGAGGAAGGCATCGTAGCCCTTCTGGAGGACGTGCCCTCGGAGGAGGTTCCGGAGCCAGGCCATCCGGGCGAACGGCCGCCAGCCGCGCTCCCGGTCGTAGGGCTGGCCGCCGTCGTGGATGACCAGGAGGCGGGCCTGCGGGAAGGAATCGGCAACGGCGCGCGCCACCTCGGGCGCACAGTTGTCCAGCAGGAAGACAAACTCGAGCTCGTGGCCGCCGGCGTCGAGCGCCCGAAGGTGCCGGAGGTAGACCTCGAGCTGAGGGAGGCGATCCCGGACGAGCCCGCCGACGGCGACCCTCACAGGCCGAGCGCCTCCAGGATCGTCCCCAGGCGGTGGGCGTAGGTATGGCGGGACAGGACGAACTCCCGGCCCGCCTCGCCGATCCTCCCGGCGAGCGCCGCATCGTTCAGTAGGAGGTTCGCCCAGCGGAGCGCGTCGACGGCGTCGTGGACCCAGGCGAAGTGCCGCCCGTTCTCGAACCCGAGCCGCTCGTAGGCGTCGGAGTGGAATGCGAGGAGCGGCTTCCCGCAGGCGAGGACCTCGTAGGTCCGCATGGAGGTCATCGTCGTCCCGTAGGCCTGGTTGTTCATCCCGAGCGCCAGCCGGCCGGTCGGGTAGAACTGCGCGACGTCGTAGCAGGAGGTCGCCCCTCGCCACCAGCGCCGGTACTTCTCCGGCCAAGCCGGGTGGGCGTAGGCGTAGAGCGCGAGGGAGTACCCGGCCTCCAGGAGCGGGTCGAGGAGGTTCTTGACGGCGCCGAGCCGGGCGTCGTTCGTGTACCAGTTCGCAACGAGGACGAGGTCCGCGGCGCCCGGGTCGGTCGGGCGCGGGACGTGAAGGCTCGGTTGCGCGGCAAGGGGGAGCCAGACAACCCTGGCCCCGGCGTATTGCTCGGAGTAGCGCGGCAGGAGGACCTCGTCGCTCGTCGCGATCAGGTCGAACCCCTCGGCCTGCGGGAGGAACGTCCCGTGGGAGTTGGGATCCTCGATCGTATGCCACACGGTGGGGATCCCCAGGCGCCGGCAGGCGTCACGCGCGGCCCAGAGCTTCCCGACGTTCTCGCCGCCCATCGTGTTCATCGCGTAGGCGAAGGCGGCGTCCCGGTGCGGGGCGATCTGCGCCTCCGGCGGCTCATGGAGGTTGACGGCGACGGCCTCGCACTCGGGCTGCCAGTAAGGCAGCATGAACTCCGCGCCGAGGAACAGGATCTTCACCGGGCGCCCTCCACGACGAAGGTCAGGAGCCCGCGTGCGATCAGGGCGTCCTTCGGGATCGAGAAATCGATACCGCCGACGTAGAGGCCGCAGGTCTCCAGGATCGAGACGACCTCCTCCGGCCCGCCGACGGGCACGAACATCTCCTGTCGGATCGCCTCGTCCTCCGCCTCCGGGAGGTAGACGCCGAACGTCAGCAGCAGTCGGCGGGCGCGTGCGAGGTTCGCCGCGAGGTCTCGCCAGTCGGGGTCGTGCTCGATCGCCGAGACGCAGGAGACGACGTCGTAGAGACCGACCGTAGTCTGCCTCGCGTTCTCCTGCCAGATCGCGACCTTCTCGCCGAGGCGCTGCCGGACGGCCGCGACCGCCCGGTAGTCGGAGTCGACGGCCGCGACCTCGTAGCCGCGGAGGACGAGCTCGTCGACCAAAGGCTGGTGCGGCCCAGGGCCGACGTCGAGGACGCGGAGCGGTCGGGCGAGATCCGCCCGGATGCGGTCCAGTGCGGCCCCGGCCCAGGCGTACTCGTAGGGGCGGTCGTACCAGGCGTCCAGCAGGGGCATCCCACCAAACGACTCGACGCGCGGCCAACCGGTCCGGACGTAGCCGTTCATCTGTAGCGCGCGAGGCCGAGGCCCCGCGGGGTCGGCAGGTAGAGCCAGGGCGTCGTCTTCCCGAGCTCCGCGAGCCGGTCGAGCGCGCGGCGGTAATCGTCGACGACCGTATCGTGCGCGACGAGGACGCAGCGCGGGGAGGCCCACTCGCGGAATCGGACGATCTCCTCGACGCGCGCCTCGTACTCGCTGTCCAGGAAGAGCAGGTCGATGATCCGGCCGACGAAGACGGCCGTCCGGGAGTCCTGCTCGCTAACGGTTACGGGCAACCCGATGCACCTCTGCCGGACGGAGGCTGCGCGGTCGGCGGCGACCTCGTAGGAGATCAGCGCCCCGCGGCCCTCCGCGGCCAGGGCCCGCCCGATCGCCTCCGTCGTGTGCCCCAGGTAGGATCCGGTCTCGACGACGAGGTCGGGCTTCAGGGCGCGGACTAGCGCGCCGAGCAGCGCCGAGACATCGGTTTCGGTCGCGACTCCATCGGGTGCGGACCAGCGACCCGGCTGCGGGCACTCCGGCCGGGCGTAGAGCTCCTCGCGCCGCGGGGTCGGCTCCGTGATCATCGGTAGATCGCCTCCGTCTGCTGCTGGTAGGTGAAGAGGAACCCGCGCGCGTCCGGCCACTTCTCGACGAACCGGCGGAAGTTCTCGCGGTAGCTCTTCCCGTGGTCTGGGTCCAGCTCCAACCGCGAGAGCCAGTAGTGGTGCCAGACGACTGCGTCGCCCACGACGACGTACTTCCATCCCGCCTTCGCTGCGCGGTAGACCTCGTCAGTGTCCTCGAAGTTTCCCCAGCGGAACCCCTCGTCGTAGAGGCCGATCTCCCGGAGCATGACGGATCGCTTCGCGCAAGGATGCTGCAGGCCGGGCCGGAGGATGCCCGGCCGGCGCGCGCCGATCGCGGCGTTCTCGACGACCTCACGGATCCGCTCCTCGGGCCAGATGTACTCGATCGGCACCCGCGGCGATCCGAGGATGCCCTTCGGCGTCATTAGGCTCGCGCAGGCGATCCCGACCTCCGGGTCCGCCTCGAGCACCTCCAGGAGCGGCAGGAGCCAGCGCTTCGGGAAGACCATGTCGTTGTGGACCTCGACGACCGCCCAGAGCGTCGGGTCTTCGAGGAGGGTCGTCGTCGCGAAGTTGCGCGCCGGCGCGATCCCGAGGTTCTCCGGCAGGGCCTCGACGCGGAAACCCTCCGCTCGAAGCCACCCCGCCGTGTCGTCGGCGGAGCCGTTGTCCACGGCGACGAGCTTGGCGGAGGGAAAGAGCGCCAGGTCGGACTCCAGGAGGCTCCGCACCGCGACCTCCGTCGCCTTCCGGTGGGTCGGCGTCCGATTGCAGACGATCAGGTTGACCCCGATCATCGCAGCCATCCGACGACCGCGACGACTCCGACGGCGGCGAGAACGAGGACCACGAGGCCGCCAAGCAAGAAGGGTAGCGCGGCCCGGAGTGCTACCCAGAGCTCGCCCGGCCTCATCTCCTTCGCCTCCGCGGCCCCTGCCGCGCGGGGCGGAGGAACCACTGGAGCGTCGACGAGACCAGGGCCAGGACGCTCAGGATCAGGGCCGTCCAGCCGACCGCCAGCGGATCGTTCACGGCGTCGCGAGGCTCTGGTCGTGCGCGGCGAGCCGGTAGTTGGTCGAGAAGAGATGGCGTCCCTTCTCGTCGAACCCGAGGGACTGCGGCCCGGCGAGCGCCTCGGCGACGTGCAGCGCGTGATCCCCGAGGTTCACGCCCGCGCCGTGCAGGACGTCGTGGATCTGCCAGGCGAGATCCCGGGCGGCGAAGTAGGTCAGCCCGCGGACGAGGACCTGCACCATCGGGAAACCGATCCGGCCCTCGCCCGCCCGCAGGAGTTGGTCGGGCCCGCCGGTCTCGCGGACGAGCGCGCCGAGGTCGGGCTTCTCCGGCGGGATGTGCCCGGCGTATAGCCGGTCCTCGTCGCGGAAAACCGATCCGCCTCCGATCCGCAGGCCCGTCTGCTCCGAGACGAAAGTCACGAGCTCGCGGAGGAGGTCAGCCAATGAGCCCGACCTCAGTCAGTAACCGCTCCGCCACTACTTTGCCTTTGTCGGTCATCCTATAGACCGCGATGCACTCGGTTGGATTGATCGTCTTGCCCAAAGGGATCAGGGCGAGGACTGAGCGCGGTGCCGGTTGAAGCTCCCAGCCGTCGGGCGGCCGTTCGCCGAACGGTTGCCAGTCCTCGAGCGGCCCAGCGATCACCCGACCATCCTTCGATGCGAATCGGAAGAATCGTCCCTTTTCCGCGAGAACGTACCAATCAGCCACCGATCTCCTTCCTCGCGACGTCCGCCGCGATCTGGAAATACTCCTCCGCGTGCGCGGCCGCCTTCGCCTCCAGGTACTTATTCCCCGCCGACGGCTCCCGGAAGTTCGCCGGAACCTCGTGCCACTTGGCGGCGTAGGGCGTGTTGAACCCGACGCGCGCGAGGATCTGGTCCGACGCGGGCCGTAGGTCGTCGTCCGTCGCGGGTGTCGGCGCGGGGCTCGGCCCCTGCGGCGGGTTCGCCGCGAGCAGCACCCCCTGGAGGAAGACCGACCCCGAGGAGCGGAGCGTCCCCGTGTCGATCGGCACGGTCGGCGGCTCCATGACGCAGTCGTTCATCCACTGCAGCGCCGCCTGTCCCATCCCCCGCTCGACGGCGGCGCGGACCGCCGCGTCGGCGAGCTTCAGCCCGCGGAGGAGCTGCGAGGCGTCGACCTTGAACGAGAAGCCTTCAGCCAAGATCCTCCCCCTTCAGCAGGCGCCCGATTGCCTCGCCCCACGTCTTCCCCTCGACGCGGACCCGGAACTCCCTGCCGACGTAGACGCCGATCTGGTACTTCCCGTCGTACTTCTTGACACCGGCGCCGGTCCCCAATCGCCTCCGGGCGATCGCGTAGGCGTCGTGGATGTTTGCCGCCGCCCGAAGCCGTTCGCCGTGCGTCGACGACCCTTCCCTCTGGTGCTCGCTCACACGACGAAGACCCGGACGGACTCCTCGCCGTCCAGCGACCGCGGGCGGTCGACCTGCACGGGCCGGAGCTCCTTCCCGTCGAGCTCGATCCGATCCTCGGGCCCGACCGCCGTCCCAGGCGGAAGCACGAAGACGCCCGTCGCGGTGATCTCCTCCCCCGTCGACGCTCGGATCAGCCGCCGGGACGACCGGTAGTAGCCGCGGACCCTCTCGCGGTTCCCCGCGCTTGTTGGCTCGGCCCACTGATCCCGGCTCGGCGCCCGAACGATCGTCGCGAAGACGGTCAGGTAGTCGTCGATCATCGACGCCTCCGATAATACTCCGTCCAGAACTGCGCGCAGAGGTTCCCGACCGCGAAGGCGAACCGCTCGTTCTCGACCCATTCCGTCGTTCCCCGCCGGTTCCAGACGCGGTGCCCGCTTAATCCGACCCGGCGAGCCCACTGCACGGCAGCGTGCGCCATCTCGTGCGCGACGATCCCTGCACCGAGGACCTGGCGGTTAAAGAAGAGGACGCCGAGGATCGGCAGCGAGCGCCACCTTCTACCTCGGAACCTCTGGAATTGAAACGACCGGCAGACCGCATCGGTCGCGGACCAATCCACTCTCACGCCGAGCTTATGGTCGTTCCGGGCGAGCGCGCGGAGCATCTTCCGTCGATCGTCATAGATCCTCACATCGAAGTAGAGCGTTCCCGCCCTAGTTGGCCGGACGCGGAAGCGCCGCATCAGCGGACCACCATCTCCCGGTACTGCGCGATCGATTCGATCTCCCGCTTCGAGGCCGAGAGCGCCGAGAGCCGGTCGTACTGTCCCCGCCTCTTCAGGGCCTCCTCGACGACGGGGAGCCAACGGTGCCGGCAGTTCGGGTGCAGGGGGAGCGTCCCCCCGATCGCGGTAATCGGCGGGAAGTCTGGGTGGTTCCCGGATCGGGAGAAGACCTTCCCCTGCCAGGGGAGGCAGATCGGGCACGCGCGTAGGTGGACGGGGAACTGGACGAGGTCCGTCCCGAACTCCTCGGCCATCTGCAGCGCCGCCTCGTTCGCCGCGCTCATCGACCACGTCCGCCCGACCGTCTCGGAGTAGAACCGCAGGCCGTAGCGC